GATGGGGCGCCACCCAAGGCGCCCAGGACCAGGTGATGAGCGTTGGTCACAGCGTTCTCAAGTCTATGGGCCTTCGCGACTAAGGCTCTTGCAGCCGCCGTACTGGCGGGCTCGCTACACACAGGAGGATCGATGGCTTCCCTGATGGACATTTTGAAGCAGGCTGGCTTCAGGGGAGACGGCCTCAAGATGGCTTACGCTATCGCTATGGCAGAGTCGGGCGGCAACAGGCGAGCACACAACGGCAATGCCGGTACGGGCGACAACTCCTACGGACTCTTCCAGATCAACATGCTCGGGGGCATGGGCCCCGAGCGAAGGCGGCAATATGGTCTGTCTTCGAATGACTCGCTGTTCGATGCCTTGACCAACGCCCGAGTCGCCTTCAAGATGTCCAACGGCGGCAAGAACTGGAAGCCGTGGTCGACCTATGGCACGGGCGCCTACCAGCAGTACTACGGCGGCTCAGGTCAGGACGTGTCTTCTTCAGGCTCTGGGATAGGCGGTGATCCGGTAGTGCCCAAGCTGAGCGACAAGGAACTCGCAGAGCAGTACGGTTTCACCATGTCGTTCCTCAACGCCAACCCGGAGCTGAAGAAGAACTTCCAGAAGATGGTGTCCGAGGGCTGGTCCAAGGATATGTTTCAGGCGAAACTTCGGGAAACCAAGTGGTGGAAGTCGCACTCCGACAAGGAGCGCCAGTATCTCACTCAGATGTTCACCGATCCGGCGACTGCTAAGCAGTCGCTCTCTCAGGCCAGCATCTCGGTTCGCCAGATAGCGAACCAGCTCGGCATCAAGGAGACTTCCTTCACCAAGAAGAAGATGTCAGAGGCTTCGTACAACATGGTGGCCAAGGGCTGGAACGAGGGGCAGCTTCGCTACTTCTTGGGCCAGTACGTGTACTTCGATGGCGGAGACATGGAAGGCCAAGGCGCTGACGTTCAGAACGACCTGCGAGCTTATGCCTACTCGATGGGCGTGAAGATGTCGGATCAGTGGTATGCCAACGTGACCCGCCAAGTCCTTCAAGGGACTGCCACTGCGAGCGATCAGAAGAATGTGATGCTCCGGCAGGCCAAGGCCTCCTTTCCTCAGTACTCCAAGCAACTCGACGGCGGTCAGACCGTGGCCGACATAGCCCAGCCGTACATGCAGTCGATGTCTCAGATCCTGGAGCTGCCTCAAGGCAGCATCAACCTGTACGACAGTACGGTGAAGAAGGCCTTGCAGTACAAGAACCCGACGACCTTGCAGACTCAGGCCAAGCCTCTGTGGCAGTTCGAGAATGACTTGCGGGGAGATCCTCGCTGGAAGAAAACCAAGAACGCACAGGACAGCCTCATGCAGGTAGGCCACCAGGTGCTCTCGGATTTCGGCTTTAAGTACTAAGGAGGAACGGTGGCGCTCGACGCACGCAAAGAACAGATCCGCCTGAAGTTCCTCTCCGAGGGGCAGAAGCGTTTCCAGCAGCAGCTTGGCAGCCTGAACAGGCAGCACCACGCTCTTGAAGGCAAGACGGACAAGGCCAGCCGGAGGAAGTCTGCTGTTCTCGCCGGACAGATGAAGAACATCCAGAACCGGCTGAACATCAACACCAAGGCCCTTGGTGTAGCGCAGAACAAGTACTACACAGCTTCGGGCCAGTACGACAAGCTCCTGTCGGGAGCCAACCGGGACGCCTTCATGGCCCTGGAATCGGTGTTCAAACAGTACGGGCTTGGCTCTCTGGCTGGCAAGATCTACGACTACGTGAAGAACGGCTACTCGTCCGACACGATCTCGATCCTGCTCCAGGACACGAAGGAGTACAAGACTCGGTTCGCTGCCAACGACGCCAGAGTGAAGGCGGGCCTGCCTGTCCTTTCCCCCGCTGATTACATCAACACCGAGAACTCGTACCGTCAGCTCCTTCGGGCATCCGGCCTTCCGGCCGGGTTCTATGACAGCAACAGCGACTTCACCGACTGGCTGTCCAAGGACGTGAGTCCCACCGAGATCCAGTCCCGGGTGGACCTGGCCACGCAGGCTACCGCGCTGGCCAACCTGTACTACAAGCAGGCTCTCGGTCAGCTCGGCATCGACAGCGGCCACCTGGCCGCCTACTTCCTGGACTCGGCGAAGGCGCTGCCCCTGCTCCAGAAGAGTGCGGCTACCGCACAGATCGGTGCGGCTGCACTTCAGCAGGGCCTGACGTTCAACAAGACGTACGCCGAACAGCTTGCCACGACCGGCGTTACCGCCGATCAGGCGCAGCAAGGCTACTCGCAGGTTGCCAACGAACTCCAGAGCATGAAGGAGCTTGGCAGCATGTACGGCTCAGCCTGGACTCAGGCAGAGTCCGAGGGCTCGGTGTTCGGCACCAGCGCTGCGGCTACAGCGCAGAAGGCTGGACTCATCGCCCGGGAGAAGGGCGCCTTCAGTGGCGCCACTGGCGGGGGAAGAGGCGGTCTCGCTCAGTCGGGCGGAGCTAAGTAACTTCGTTCGCGACGCAAGAACACGTGGGCAGAGATCCTGGAGAAGGTCTCCAGACACATGGCTGTGACGGCCGCCCATCGAAGCGGAGTAGTGGAGTGGTACCACGCTGGGTTCATAACCCAGAAGTCGCAGGTTCGATCCCTGCCCCCGCAACCACGCACAGACCGACCGGCACTGTGCGATGTATCAAGACCGGTACTCAAATCGTAGGAGCGGTTCGATGCCTCCCCGGCATCGAGGTTGGCCTACACACTTCATGGGAGGGACATCATATGTCCAACAGCTGGGATTTCGACGAGAACGGCAACGCGGTAGACCTGGGCAACAGCAACGAAGCAATCGGCCCGAAGGCTCTCCGCGACTACGCCAAGAAGCTACAGGAGCAGAACGAGGATCTCAACCGGAAGCTGACGAGCTTCCTTGAGGATCAGGCTCAGCAGAAGATGGCTACCGTTTTCGAGTCCCTCGGGGTTCCGGGTGCACAGGCTGTGTACCAGGGCCCCAACGATCCGGCGAAGGCGAAGGAATGGGTCGACACCATGCGACAGACCTTCGGCGGAGGGCAGCCCCAGCAGGCTGCTGAACAGCCCATCACGCCCGCGCTTCCCCCGTCGATGCAGGCTCAGTATGAGCGACTGTCTCAGGCTGGCCAGGACGGGGTACCTGTGGGCAACGTTGAGGCTGCCCATGCAGCCGTCAATGATGCTAACGACATTCAGGGCATCATCAACAGCTTCAAGAATCTTGGAGCCTGATGCCATTGAACCTCTCAAAGGAGTAAGTAATGGCTAACGCCTTTACCGGCACTGCCGCGATGGCGAACCTCGTTCAGACCGCGTACGACCGCGCTCTTGAGTTCGCCCTCCGCAAGCAGCCCCTGTTCCGCATGGTCGCCGACAAGCGACCGGTGCAGCAGGCTATGCCCGGTTCTTCGATCGTGTTCGAGCTGTACCAGGACCTCACTCAGGCGATCACTCCCCTGAACGAGCTGGTTGACCCGGACGCCGTAGCGGCCGGTAACCCGACCACGGTGTCCGTCACTCTGAACGAGTACGGTAACGCCATCCTGGTCTCGAACAAGCTGGACCTGTTCAGCTTCTCCGACGTGACCGCTGGTCTCGTCAACCAGGTGGCCTGGAACCTGGTCGACTCTGTTGACCTTCTGGTTCAGAACGTCCTTGCTGCCGGTACGCAGACCCTGCGTACTTCCGGTGGCGGCGTCATCGGCTACGGGTTCGGCACCACGCCGACCAACCCGGTCGCCCTGACTGCGATCGACTCGGACTCGGTGTTCACTTCGGACATGGCTCGGTTCGCCCCGACTCAGCTCCGGACGAACGCGGTTCATCCGAACAAGGACAACCTGTACACCGCGTACATCCACCCGCAGGTCTCTTACGACCTGCGTCGTGAGACCGGTGCTGCGGCCTGGCGTGACCCGCACAACTACTCTGCGGCTGGCAACATCTGGGCCGGAGAGATCGGCGAGTACGAGGGTGCCTGCTACATCGAGACGCCTCGCGCTCAGAACGTCCAGACCGGCGCTGGCGCTGGCTCGACTCAGACCCGTGTGTACAACACGTACTACACCGGTCAGCAGGCTCTGGCTGAGGCTGTCGCTGAAGAGTTCCACACGGTCCGTGGTCCGGTCGTCGACAAGCTGACCCGCTTCCAGCCGCTCGGCTGGTACGGCGTTGCCGGGTGGTCGCTGTACCGTCCGGAGGCTCTGATTGTCGCCCAGTCCACGTCCTCCGCCAGGAAGGATGCCTGATGGCTGCTGGTGACATCGTGTATCAGGTCACGTTCTCTCCGGGAGTCTACTCCCTGGTGCAGGCGGGATCTGCTTTCACCAAGACGGAAGTCCTGGGTGATGCGGTTCAGGTCGGCGTGGACGTGAGGGACTACTTCACTTCCGCTCCGGCTTCGAGCAAGAACCGCATCTTCGATTCCACCAGGCAGTACAAGGTGACCATCACTGAAGTCTGATCCAGCTTAGGGGAGGCCTTCGGGCCTCCCCTTTGGTTCCCTAAGGAGGAACATGTCCGGTTTCGATAACACCAGCTTTACCGTCACCACGGCGGCTGGCACCACGTACACCGCTACGGCCAACGACTACGTCATCATCTTGACGAACTCGGCCACCAAGACGGTCACGCTGCCTGCCGTCGCCACGACCCAGCCGGGTCGTAAGTACGAGTTCATCTGCACCAACACCGGTGTGGCTACGCTCGACGGCAACGCGTCCGAGACGATCAACGGTGCAACCACGTTCGCCATGACCGCTGGCACCGTCGGTGGTGCGACCGGCCGTTGTGCCATCGTCTCCGATGGTACGCAGTGGTTCACCGCCTACTCGCAGTGATCTGAGGAAGGGGCTCTCGTGGCCAATTGGACATTCACCACGCCCGTTGTGAGCGAGAGCCCCTTCGCGTGGAACCCGCTGATGGAGCGGTACCGCATGAACAGGGCGATCTCGATCGTGGAGACGTCTCCTGGCGTCTACGCCCAGACAAGGTACTCGGCTTACACCGACGAGATCGGTGCCGTCAATCTGCCTGCCAACCCGAACGCGCAGGACACAAGCTTCTGGCCAGCCCCTCAGGCTGGCCTGCATTACTTCCGTGGCGGCTACGTCCATGTGGTCAACGACCAGGTCAGGTCGGACATCATCGCCTCTGGCGTAGCCGATGCCAGCAACTTCACTCCCGCGTAAGGGGATCTCATGGCTAAGCCGAACAAGGATGCACCGCTCGGACAGGGTGGACGATTCGCCGCAGTCGCCAAGGCTGCTGGTGGTGGCAAGAAGGGTGCGGCCATAGCCGCAGCCGCAGGGCGCAAGAAGTATGGCGCCAAGGCGATGACCAAGATGGCGGCCAAGGGCCGGAAGGGCGGTAAGTGATGGGCGATCTCTACAAGAACCCCGAGACCTCTCCTCAGAACGAGGGGCTTGAGTCTCGCAACACGGACATGCAGGACTGGGGCGGCTCGAAGATGGAGCCCGCTGGTCCTGCTGGTAACTCCACGCTGACCAACGCCAACGAGAAGGGCATCCTGGAAACGGGCCTGTTCCGGGCGATGGGCTTGCACCAGACTGCGGAGCTTGGCTCCGAGCACAACTCGCACAGGGAGGGAATCTATGGACAGAGCGGCTCTTATGGGGAATGAGATCGCTGGCATCAAGATCCCCAAGCCTCAGTCCAACTCGTACGCCTCTTCGAGCGCCGCTGTGAGCGGCGCCACTCAGGCTCAGGCCGTGACGACCAGCCACAACACTTTCCGCCCCGACATCTACCGAGTAAGCGAAGGATACCTGACCTGATGGCAGTAGCTCCGAAGAAGGCTCCGCTTGAGGCGGAGCCCTTGCTGAAGATCGGCTCCCTGATCAACCTCGATCGAGGTGGACGAACCCTCCAGAACCTTGAGGTTCTCGGCATCGACGAGAACTTCCTCAAGCTCCGCTGGGACATTCACATCTCACCGCAGACAGAGATCGTTCTCATTCCCTGGCGTGAGGCTGTCATCGGGCTGGTAGGTGAACGGTGATGGCCAACTGGGAACGCTGCCCGACGTGCGGCTACCTGAAGTGCGACTGCATGTGCGGTCGCCTGATCCCTACGTGCATGCTGTGCGGCAAGCCTTTCGAGGAGTGCTCATGCCGGTGAAGCGGGGAGAGAGGTGCGCCAGTGCGTGCCTCACCAAGGATCATCTGAGCTGGGGCGAATGCGTCCGAGCCAAGGGCTTGCACATCTCCCCCGCGATCAGCGACTCCTACGGGAGTCGTCAGAAGTCGTGGGATCGGGAACTCGATGGCTACGAATCCGCAGTCCGGCAAGGCCTTGAGCCTGCTGGTACTAAGCAGCATCACGTGGATGCTGCATTCAGGGAGGCTTCGTGACCGACGAACGAAGTACGTCAGAATCTAGCACCTCAGGAGGTGCGTCGTGAGCGTCACAGACGGCTCTCTAACGACCGATGGTGCCCAGCAGACGGTTCGCATCATCGGCACCGTGACAACCACTCCTGGTGGCACTCAGACGGTTGCTGGCACCGTTACAGCCAACCAGGGAACCCCGGCCGCCATTGCTAACGCATGGCCCATCAAGTTCTCTGACGGCGCGAGCACGGTGAACATCGCCCTGCCCGGACCGAACCTTGGTGCTGGCATGGTGGCCACCACCGGCACGCTGGTATCGAGTCTCTCGCTCAACGCCCTGACGGCCGTTGGTCCTGGTGTTGTGGCCGACTTCGGATCGGGCAAGGCGAACGTCAGCATGGTACACACCACGACCGCCGGTATCAGTGCAGGGGCGGTAGCCCTGGAGGTCTCGCACGACAATTCAAGCTGGTTCCGGACGGGAACTCCCGTCACTCTGACTGCCAGCACGACTGGCAACATTTCTATCGGAAGCAACGCCTTCCGGTATGCACGAGCGGCTATCACCACAACCGTGGTAGGTGGCACCGTAAGTGCCACCCTCATGGCGTCCTGAGAAAGGAGAGCTATGCCTTCAGAGATCAATGGCTTAGCAAGTACGTTCGCTGGATTGAACCCGAACATCCGTGGTTCGTACGTGTTCAGCCTGGGGAACATTGCCGGCGTCGCCGCAGCGAACAACTACATGACCCTGTTCAACCCGCTTGCGAGCGGCAGGGTTCTGTCATTCGGCGGCTCGTTCATCAGCTCGACCGCTGCTGGCGGTTCGAGCGTCACCGATCCGATGCAAGGTTTCAGGATCACCGACGCCACGGGCGGAACGCTTCAAGCGGACAGTGCTGTCGCCAAGTTCAACAACGCCAACCCTGACCCTGTGGCCGAAGTCCGAACCGGCACGGTAACCGCAACACTCGGGGCGCAGATCTTCAATTCACCCCCGATCATCAGTGCAACCGTAGGGTCTACAGCCGTTCACCAGGTGGCTGTACCTCCGGCTGCTGGTCCGTTCATTCTTATGCCCGGCGAAGGCGTTGCCCTTCGCGCAGCCGCAGGCGACACCGATCAGCGGTGGAACCTTTCAGTCGTATGGGTGGAGCTCTGATCTGATGTTCAACGGTACGCCGAACGCAAGCGAAATTCTGTGCAACACCAGGACCACGACCGGAACTTTGGTCACCGTCCCCGCCGGTAAGTGGTACACCGGAAGCCTGTCCATCTCTGCGACCGTCGCGGTCGCCGGGGCATCCAATCCTGTAGTCACGGTCAACGGAACGAACGCCGCTCCTGCGGCGGGAACCGTGGTCGGCAGGCTGAACCTTGCCGGTCTCGCCTTGTCCACCATCTCCGATGCTGTCGATACGGAGGTCATCGTTCTCGCCCCCTCGGGGAACGACGTCACGATCGACTTTACTGCTGGTGCTAACGGCACCAGTTCTGCAACCCTGAACGGCTTCATCTTCGGCTAAGGAGTACCCAAGTGGCTGTCACTTTCAATGACCTTGTGGACCGGGTGAAGCAGCAGCTACTTGGCTACACCCGAGACCAGGCGTCCATCACGTATCTCACAGAACCTATGCTCTCGACGGATCTGACCTTCCAGGTGGATACCGACACGGTGACCAACCTGTCCCGAGGTCTCGTCGAGATCGACGATGAGCTTCTGCTCATCAAGAAGTACGACCGTGCTACCGGCACGGTCACCGTGATGGCCAACCTGAATGGCAGGGGCGTAGAAGGTACAACTCCTGCTTCTCATGCGGATGACTCGATCGTCACCGATGATCCGATGTACCCGAAGGCTCGCATCAAAGAGGCGATCAACGACACGATCGCTGCCACCTTCCCCGACCTGTGGGTGTTCGGCGAGTACGAGTTCCCGAACATCGCAGCCCGGTACGAGTACCCGATCCCGGTGGAAGTCGAGGACGTGTACAAGGTCACGGTCAACACGATCGGCCCTTCGGCTGTCTGGTTCCCGCTCAGCTCGTGGCGGTTCAACCCTTCGGCGTCCACGACGGCAGGCCAGGTGAAGCCTTCGCCTACGCCTACCGGCAAGACGATCCAGATCATGAGGGACTTCATCGTCCCCGGACGGAACATCAGGGTCGAGTACATCAAGCGGCCCAGCACCCTCTCTGCTGGTACGGACGACTTCGCCACGACCACCGGTTACCCGGACAGGTACATCGATCTCATCACGTACGGCGCCTGCTGGCGCCTGCTTCCCGCGTACGAGTCGGCACGACTCCAGCAGTCCGCCATAGAGGCCACCGAGAGGGCCCCACTGGTACCTACAGGGGCCGGGAGCAACGCCTCCAAGTACTACATGGCCCTGTACCAACAGAGGCTCGCAGAAGAGCGTACACGACTGCAAAGGCTCTTTGACTCATTTCAAACGTATAATGGCTGATTGGAGCTGACATGGCTAACTCTCGCTTCTACTCCTCGACAGCGCTGGAAACCCAGCTCAACGGTGGCATCACCAACGTCGGCACCACGATCACCCTGGCGGCGAACACCGGA